GTAATGGTTCAGACCATACATTTTTAGATCAAGCAGTTACCATAGCGTCTAACCCAACCTTTGCAACATTGACAACTACTGGGGGAAGAGTCAGAGCTACAACCACAGTTGCAGCAGCAACTTATGATTTATTAGCTACAGATGATATTGTTCATGTAACATATACAGATACTGGGGCAGTTACATCTTTAACATTACCTACAGCACAAGTTGTTGATGGAAGAACAATCACAATTAAGGATGCTGGTGGTGGAGCTTCAACGTACAATATCACTATTGATACTGAGGGTAGTGAGACTATTGACGGTTCAGCTACACTTGTTTTGAATTCGAATTACCAATCTGTGACTTTGTATAGTGATGGATCAAACTTTTTTATTATTTAAAATTTAGTGTTTCATAGGAGATATTAATAATGGCTTATTTACCACAAGAATCACAAGTAAAAATAGTTGAACGAGCGGCCTCAACATTACCACAAACAGCACAAACAGCGTACTTTACAGTTACTGGTAGAGTTCTTGTTACACAAATTGTAGGTGAGGTTACTACAGAAATGGAAGCACAGAATAATGCTGCGAAGTTAATTGCTAACCCAACAGTAGGTGCAGCTGTTGATATGTGTGCCGCTGTTGAAACAACTGGAGATGTTGTAGGAACAATTTATAATATTACAGGTACTTTGGCTAATGCGATGGTAGCTACGACAAGTGGTGCTGTAATAGCACAAGCAAATTCTATTATGGTGGCTGCCGGTACAATTGACTTAGATTGCGCGGCATCAAATGAGGGTGAAACAAAATGGACTGTTCATTATATTCCATTAGATGCAGGAAGTACTATAGCAGCAGCATAGTTTAATAAAATCAGCACACTTGAATGCGCACAGTGTGTTGATTTTATCAATCATTTTGTATATTATAGGAGTAATTTTTTAATGCCATCAACACAGTGTTATACTACGTTATCAAATGGTATCCCAGAGACTTACACAGAACAAACAAGTAATGCACATAAATTTTTAGTTCGGAAGGGGCAGGTAAATAAGTATAGACTACGCCCATCTATTTTGAACGAGCATGTTGAGTCATCTTCATCAATAGTAGGTACAGTGAATTCATCTACTATAGTTGGTCAAATTTTTAAAGCTTCTAACGATAATATTAATGGTTTGATGTTATCATTAGAAAGTGCTGCCAATACTACCATAGATACTTTTGAGACTTATGCAGATAATGCCGCATTACAAGTTGAGTGGGTAGCAACAGATTCATCTGATAAAGCTGTACTATCTACATCAGTAGTGAAAACTGGAACAAAATCTATGAATCTGCCAATGTCGGCTACTGTATTAGATGAATGGGTTAATACAATATCGTCAACTGATTATAATGATTTCACATTTTCTTTTGATTTTTATCAAACTAAGCCCTATAATTTGTCGAATATATCTTTTTATATTGGTGATGGTACAAATACTAAAAGTATACCATTAGTCATAAATGATGCTAATTCGTGGGTTCATTTTGATATTGATGAAAATTCGATGGCTGTAACAGCAAATGATGCAACTGGAACTACACCAACTATATCCACAATAACAAAGATAGGTTTTAGATTAAATAAATCTTCACCAACTACTAATGCCTATATTGATAATCTTGTTGCTACAGCATCTCCCGGACAGATCGAATTAAAATTATGGGATATGGGTGATACAATGCCTACGGCAAGTACAGATGCATTAGATGACGGAACGCAATATGATGAAATAGGTGATCGCGGTTCTGGTGGAGGCACAGTGGCCACATCTTGTATATTGAACTTATTAGGTGGAAAAAAATTATATACTATTAAAACATTTATTGCTGGTGTTGCTCTTGAGAATGCATCTAACACAATATTAACTGTTGGTAATTATTATGCTATTACTTTACATTATGTTGACACAAATATTAGTGTATATGGTCCAAACGCTTCACTCGGATATAACTATTATAAAAATGGATATGCATTTACTGCACCAGACACATCAACAGCAATAACTGCTATTGGGTTAAATAGTGATTTAATGTTTGGTGTTTTAAGTACGCAGGATGTTTATATTAATAAGTTATATCGGTTTTATGATGCCGCACCCGGTAATAATGCTACTGAATTATCATTTATTGAAGATAAATATTTAACTATAAAAAATATTGTAGAGGGTGATCAAGGATTACAACAAACATATAATACTGATTTCAGAGATAGGTTCTTGCATTTACCAAAAGGTGGTAAATTTGAAGTATATCACAATGATGATTATACAGATTCAATAACACAAGTTGCAATAGTTATTCGGTATATATATTCAAAAAAATCATCAAACAACTAAGTTCAAGTATTGTGGGGAGGGAAATATGAAACAGTTTTTAATTAATGATAATGATTTGAATGGTCTTTACAATTACATTATGGAGTTACCATTTAAAGTAGCCCAACCACTTTTAAGTGCCATGCAAAAGGTGTGCCTACCATATGAACAACCTAAACCATGTGATTGTGATAATAAAAAAGTAGGGAAGAAGGAAGATGACAAAGTCACCAAAGCCTAAGAAACAAGGTTTGAGATTACATAATTATCTTGTTGATGAGCTAAATTTTAGTGTCGTTAACAAATATATTGAGATGTATCGTAAAGATGAGAAGGTTTATTATATGATGCACTCTGTAATTGAAAAAACTTTGAAAAGGCATAAAAAGAAACTTGACTATTTGAGGAAGAAAAAAGTTTCTTTGGAGAATTCTTTTAAGGACGGATCTTATACTATACCTAAAAGTATACTATTAGATCATGAGGATCATATTAAGAGAGCTAAAGCACATGGAGAGGAGTTAGATCCTATAATAGAAGGGGATATTTTTAAGAAAGAATTATCTGACTTAAATAATTTAATAAATGCTGTAGAATCAAATCCTCTTTGTGGCATGGATAAAGAAGCTCTTAGTCTTTATAAAGCTCAGGGTAAAGATATGAAGGCTGTATTAAGTACGTTGATTTCCTACTGTTATCCTAAAATGCAAACTCTAAAACTTGATACTGAAGAGACAGATAATGTTATATTTAATTTGAATATAGCGCCGCAGTAAACCACATAGATCGGAGGGATTGTGGAAGATAACGATAGAGAAGTATTTGAAACGACGAATGAGCATTTTACATTATTCAAAGATGAAGCCCAATATTGGATAGCAAAGTTTGGATTGTTTGATTGGGATATTGAGTTTAAACATGAACCAAATGAAGAGCTAAGTATGTTAGCATGGTGTGCATATGACAATGATAGTTGTATCAACAGGTATTGTCAGATTGGTTTAAATCAGACATGGGCTATGGAAGTTGAAGATCATGTTGTAAAACAGGTGGCGTTCCACGAAGTTTTAGAAGTGCTACTTCTTAGGATCGGTTATATAGCTAAACTAAGAGACTTTAACGAGGCAGATCTGATTGAGGAGATCCATGTTATAATTCGTAGATTTGAGAATACTGTTTTTAAAGATAGTGGTAGGGTATAATGACGAATAAGAAATCTGATATAGTTGGGTTAGAAAATCTTGTTAGAGCCTTAGATATTATTGATGATGATGATGATTTTAAGGAAGGCAGCAATGATTTTGTATTTGATTATACTGCTCTACCAACGTTTCAGAAAGTTCATATGGATGCAAACAGATTTATTTATATTCGTGGACCAGTTGGGTGTTTTCCAGCAGATACTGAGTTTTTAACACCATCTGGATGGAAAAACATTTCTGATTATGAGCAATCTGATTTAGTAGGTCAATGGGATGAATTAACTGGAAATTTAGAATTTGTTACACCAGATGATTATGTTGTATTAAATCAACCCAATAATTTCTATAGGTTTCATAATGCACACAGTGTAGATATGGTTGTTAGTGAAGAACATAGAATACCATATTACAATTGGGCAGATGAGTTAAATATCACTAATGCTAAGTATATTTCCAATAAAATTAAAACTCGAACAGAAGGACCAAGATACAAAATACCACTATACTATAATTTAGCTACCGCAGATGGTATTAATTTATCGGACGAAGAGTTAAGGGTGATGGTTGCTGTTCATGCGGATGGTCATTTTCATCAGTATTACAGAGATAGGGATATACCAAAATGTTGTGTAGCACTTAGAAAAGAACGGAAGATTGAGCGTCTAAAAACTCTTCTTGAAGAAGCTGATATTGAATACCATATTAATGGTCCATATATAAATAGACCTACAGAACTTATATTCAATTTTGTAGCCCCAATGCTATCAAAGCATTATGATGGTAGTTGGTATAAAGTAAATCACAATCAAGCTAAAATAATATATGATGAATTTAAGTATTGGGATGGTTTATATTGTGGAGACGACCTAAGGTATTACTCAACAAAAAAGTCTGATGCTGACTTTATTCAATTTGTGTGCCATGCTGTAGGACATAGAGCAACCATTAGCACAGAAAGTTATAATCAAGATAATCGGAGTGATTGTTATGTAGTACATGTTACACAACGTCATAATGAATTACCTACATTTAGAAACTGCTGCACAGACAGAGTTAGATCTGAGGATGGTAAAAAATATTGTTTTATTGTCCCATCTTCGTACTTTGTAGCGAGATATAATAATAAGATATTTATAACTGGTAATTCCGGTAAATCTTCTGGTTGTATTATGCATTGTTTTTTAAATGCAATGAAACAAAAACCACAGTACGATGGAGTAAGAAGATCTTGCTATGGGGTATTAAGATCAAGCTATCCAGCACTTAAATCAACAGTTATTAAATCATGGAAAGAGTGGTTCGGTAAGCTTATTAAGATAGTTTATGATGTTCCAATTCGAGGTCTTTTAACATTACCACATCCAGATGGTTTAACTAAAATTGAAATGGAGTTAGTATTCATAGCATTAGATAGAGAAGATGATGTTAATAAACTCCAATCTCTACAGTTAACTGGTGCGCATTTTAATGAATCAGCAGAAACGGAACCCGGTATTATTGACGTACTTAAAACTCGTATAAACAGATTTCCTAAAAAAGAAATAGTTAAAAAAAATTGGAAATTCTATGAGGAGTTTGAAAATAAGATCAATAAAGATGGTAAATTAGGTGCTGTTGATCCATTTATCATACTTGATTATAACTCTGTTGATACAGAACACTGGCTTTATGAATTAGCAGAAGAACAGTATCCTAAACCAGCGAAGCACTCATTTTACCACCAACCATCTGCTCTTCTTATGGTAGAAGTGGGGAAAGGAGTTATAACAGACGCTGCTGGTAATGAGTATATTAGAAATCCAGATGCTGATAACTATGAAAATTTAGATGACGACTACTACATAGATATGGTAGCCGGTGCCGATCCTGATTTCGTAAATGTATTAGTGATGAACAATTATGGTGCTGTTCGTAAGGGCAAACCAGTATACTCTGATTATCAAGACGATTACCACTTTAGTGAGAAACTTGTAAAACCAATCAAAGGTATACCTATTATCATTGGGCTCGACTTAGGCTTACAACCAGCGGCTGCATTTATGCAGTTATCACCAACAGGGCAGTTGGTGATATTTGATGAGTTGGTGACAACCGATTGTTCTTTGATAACATTTTGTGAAAGTTACCTGCAACCTCATATTTTTACACATTATAATGATTTTACTTATTCGTTAATAGTAGATCCCGCTGCTACGCAGCGATCGCAAAATGATGCTAAAACAGCAGCAGAAATACTTGGAGGTCCACCACCGTATGGATATGGGCTACCATATAGGCCCGGTATGACACAGAACCCAATGAAGAGACGTGAAGCTGTAAATTATTTCTTAAGAAAAAAAGACGGTCTATCTATTGGTCCTAAATGTATTTACGCACGCAAGGGATTTATTAGTGGGTACTGTTATGAAAAAGTAGCTGCATCTAAATCGACTCGCTATAAAGATAAGCCAGAAAAAAATATATACTCTCATATTCACGATGCCATTCAATATGGTGCATTAGAATGTAGAGGTGGTAGAGGGTATAAGCAAGCACGGTCAAGATTGCGTGAGATACATGAACAAAGAGTTGAAGAATACAAATTACCAGATGAAATAGCTGGATATTAATAAAAGAGGGTACTATGCCATTAAGTCCTGAAGAAAAAGATTTTAAAGACACACAGAAAATGGAAGACGCATATGACATGATTCGTTCGGATGATGATCGTGATATAGATGCAGCTGCGCGTGATAATTTAGAACGTCATAGTACCAAGTTAGGGGATTATCTTCATGGACAGTTTGATGAATATAAATCTCAAAGAGAGCAATCGATAGAATCTCGATGGTTAAAAGATCTTCGCCAATACAGAGGCGAGTACGATCCCGAAGTTAAACAACGAATGCCAAAGAACAAATCGAAAGCATTTATGGGCGAGACCCGAACTAAAGTTAGAACATTTGTTTCACGAATGATGGATTTGCTTTTTCCAGCGAATGGAGATCGTAATTTTTCAATTGATCCTACACCTGTTCCAGATTTACATGCTGATGCTATTAGAGATATACAAGAACAATTTGTTATGCGGGCTGAACCGGGTCCAGACGGAACAACCCAACCACCAACTCCAGAAGATATTAAAATGTATATCAATCAGGAAGCCTCTCGAAGAGCAGATGCAATGGAAGATGAGATTACTGATCAATTATCAGAATTAAAATATGCTGATATTATACGCAATGTTGTTAATTCTGGGGCTAAGTATGGAACAGGTATATTAAAAGGGCCATTAGTTAAACAATCTATAGTTCAGAAATATTTACCCCATCCAAATGATCCTGAAGAGTGGGTACCAATAGAAGTTACTCATATTCTTCCAGCATGTGAGTATGTATCAGTTTGGGATATGTATATTAATATGGCTGCGAGAACTCCTGAGCAACTTGGTGGTATATTTCAAAGACACCTAATGAATAAAAATCATTTGATTGACTTAATGGATAGAACTGATTTTAACAAAGCTGTGATTAAAGCTTATTTGTTAGTAGAGTCATCTGGTGACGCCACTTATTATGATTATGAAAATCAAATGATGTCAATGAATTCTAATGACACTGAACCATGTCCTTCAAATCCGAAACGAAATAAATACGAAGTTCTCGAATTTTGGGGGTATATACCATCTGACGAATTAGAGATGGCTGGTGTTAAGATACCAGAAGAATTAAGAGGGTTGGAGGTAGCTGCTAATATTTGGATGATAGGAAATTATATTATTAAAGCAGTTATAGCGCCAGTAAAAGGAGTAGTGTTGCCATATTACTTTTTTTATTATGATAAAGATGAATCAAGCTTTTATGGTAGTGGTTTACCAACTATTACACGAGATCCGCAGAAGATTTTGAATGCATGTGTCAGAGCTATGTTGGATAATGCCGCATTGAGTTCAGGTGGTATTTTTGAGGTTAATGAGGATATGCTGTCACCTAATGAAGATGCTCGTGATATGCACGCTAACAAGGTTATTCGTAGACAGGGTATAGGACAAGAGGGGGCTATACCAGCATTACGTGTAAGTACTATACCTAACTATTCATCAAATTATATGTCAATGATTGAGATGTTTAAACAAATGTTTGATGACATTTCAGCACTACCCAGAGTTATGCATGGTGAACAAACTAATATGGGTTCAGCAGGTCAAACTGTTAGAGGTTTATCCATGTTGATGGGCGCTGCAAATATTACTTTAAAGGATCAAGTAAGGAATTTTGATGAGGGAGTTACTAAACCATATATCAAAGCTCATTACAAGTGGAATATGGAGTTTAATAAAAATAATAACTTGAAGGGCGACTTTAGTGTTATACCGAGAGGTAGTTCATCACTGATAGCTCGTGAAGTTAAAGTTCAATCAATACTCGAATTTTTACAGATTACAGCTAATGAGATGGATAATCAATATATTAATCGTGAGCAAGGAGTTCGTATTCTTGAGCAGCAGATGGAATTAGACGGTATGGGCTTAGTGAAGGATGAATATCAGATACAGAAGGAGTCCTCAGCTCAAGCTGCGGTTGCAAAAAAGCAAAGGGAATTTGAAATGATTCTCGAACTGATGAAAGCTCAATCCGGTGGACACATGCAACCATTACCAGACGAGACTCGAATTTTATTAGAGGAGCAGTTAGGCTTACCTAAGGGTGCTTTAAATATGTTGCAACCATCTAATATGAGTGGCC